CAAGCCTTGTAGCCCGATGGGCGCTCATCAATCGAACAATCCACAGAGAACTCGATGTGTCTGAAAAACAAACAAACATTCAATCTGCCAATCAAAGGGGTGGCAAGCGCACAGGGGCAGGCCGCAAGAAAGGCGAGCCAAACAAGCGCACGGCTGAGGCGATAGCTGTAGCAGAAGCTACCGGAATCACTCCGCTTGAGTACCTGCTTGATGTGATGCGCAACAGTGGAGATGGAAAGATGCGTATGTCTGCAGCCATAGCAGCGGCCCCATACGTTCACGCAAAGCTATCGGCGGTCGAAGTAACTGGCAGCGAAGGAGGTCCGGTACTGAACGAGATTGTCATTCGGATGGTTGATGCGAATCACGGCTGACTTCCCGCGCAAGCTCACGTTTCTTTTTGAGCCAGCGCGCTACAAGGTGGCGCACGGTGGGCGTGGTTCCGGCAAGTCATGGGCCTTTGCCCGCGCTCTGATTCTCATGGCGGCAAAGAAGCCGCTGCGCATCCTTTGCGGGCGTGAGGTGCAGAAGTCGATTAAGGATTCTGTGCATAGGCTGCTGAACGATCAGATTCAAGCCTTGGGGCTTGGCGCATCGTTCGATGTTCTCGAATCAGAAATTCGCGGCAAGAACGGAAGTTTGTTCCTGTTCGCTGGTTTGAGTCAGCACACTGTTGAATCCATCAAGTCGTTTGAGGGCGTGGATATTTGCTGGCTGGAAGAGGCGCAGGTAATTACAAAGCGCTCTTATGACGTGCTGCTGCCGACGATTCGTAAAGATGGCTCTGAGGTTTGGCTAAGCCTGAACCCAGACATGGATACGGACGAAACGTATCAACGGTTTGTTTCCAATCCGCCAGCTTCTGCTTTGGTTGAGCAGGTGAACTGGCGCGACAACCCATGGTTTCCTGCGGTGCTCGAAGCAGAGCGCCAGGAAACACTAAGGCGCGATCCAGAGAACTACGACAACATTTGGGAAGGTACGCCAAAACGAGTCGCCGAGGGCGCCATTTACGCGCTTGAGATTGATGCAGTCTATTTAGACAACCGAGTGCGCCAAGTGCCTTACGACCCGCTGCTGAGCGTGCATCTGGTGTGGGACTTGGGGTGGAACGATTGCATGACGGTGGGATTCTTTCAGCGCTCAGGATCTGAGATGCGCTGCATTGACTACATCGAGGACTCGTTTCGCACACTCGATTGGTACGTGGCAGAGGTGGAGCGCCGCCCGTACCGGATTGGAACGTACTTCATTCCGCACGATGGCCGCGCTAGGGACTTCAAGACAGGCAAGAGCACAGAAGAGATATTGCAAGCCATGGGCAAGACGGTGGAAGTCCTGCCTGCTGCAAGCATCGAGGAGGGCATTAAAGCCGCCCGGATGCTGTTCCCGCGCATGTACTTCGATGCCGACAAAACCTCTCCACTGCTTGAGCACCTGAAACGCTACAAGCGAACGATTCACCTTAAAACCAACGAACCCGGCGCGCCATTGCACGACGAGCACAGCCATGGGGCTGACATGTTCCGCTATGCCGCGATGGCAGTCGATCAGATGGGCAACGCAGCGGCGACCAAGCCCATTGTTTACAAGAAACGGATGCTTGCATGAACGAAACCCACACCTATCCAGACGGATCGCAGCGCGTAGGATGCCCGCCCTTCCCGAAGTATTCACCGCTGGAGCAGGCGCAAGGCAAGACGGCCGAGCCTGAGCCAAAAGCGGTGTCGGTGGACGTTGAAGCGCCAAAGCGTGGCCGCAAACCCAAGGCTGAGGCTGAGTAATGGCAAAAATGGACGATAGCGACCTGCTCAAGCACCTGCAGGCGAATGAGGAAGATTCGGCGGAATACATCGACCTCATTGGCGCGACTCGTCTCAAGGCCATGCGGGAGTATTACCGCGAGCCGTACCCTGGCGACGAGGAATTGGACGGATGGAGCACGATCGTCACGTCCGAAGTGGCTGATGCAGTTGAATCCATGCTGCCCGGCTTGGTGGACACATTCACCAGTTCAGACGAGGCAGTGGTATTTGAGCCGACGAAGGAAGAAGACGTAGAGGGGGCAGCGCAAGCGACGGATGCTTGCAATTATGTGTTCTACAAACAGAACAATGGTTTCCTGATCCTGTACACCGCGATCAAAGACGCTCTCATTGCGCAAAACTGCGCGGTGATGTGGAGCAAGGTATCTGAGACGGTTCGTGATGTGCAGGAAGTGCAATCCGCGCCCATTGAAGCCTTGGCAATGCTGGAGCAGCAGGGATTCGAGATTGAGGCCGCCACGCCCGTTCCGCAGCCTCCGACGATGGACCAGATGGGCATGCCCGTCGAAGCGCCTCCGTTGTTCAGTGCGCGCGTGTCAAAGAAGGTGGAAAAGAAAAGCATTCGTGTCGAAGCCTTCCCGCCTGAGCAACTTCGCGTTAAACGCGGCTGGACGACGCCACTCCTGAAAGATTGCCCTTATGTCGCGCGTGACATGGAAGTCACGCTATCTGACATCAAGCAAATGGGGTTCAAAGGCGTTACTGCTGCTGATCTTCGTGCTTCCGACGACCCAACTCCGCTGGGACAGGACGAAGACTACCGGCGCAGCCGCACCCAAGGCAGCACGCGGGCCGAAGACGACACAGTAGATAACGAAGACGACAGCCTGGCTACGGGCTGGCTGCGGATTGAATACGTGCTGGTGGACTATGACGGCGACGGCATTGCGGAGCGCCGGGTGATTCATCGCTTGGAATCCAAGATTCTGAGCAACGAGGAAACCGACCACGTTCAGATTGCCACAGCATCCCCGATCATCAACCCGCACCGCTGGGACGGGATGAGCGTGGCCGAGATTGCCTCGGACGGGCAACTGCTCAAGACCGATCTAACGCGCGGCATGGTCAACGCATCAAACCTTGCCGTGAACCCGCGCAAGACGGTGCTAACCGACGCGCAAGGGGCTCCTTACGCCAACATTGATGACCTGATGGACTTTCGCATCGGCGGGCTGGTGCGCCAGTCGCGGCCCGATTCGATTGGTATGGAGCCGGTTCCGTTCAATGCGACGAACACGCTGCCAGTGCTGGGGTATGTGGACAACATGCTGGAAAAGCGCATTGGCTACTCCAGCAATCAGGCCGGGATGGATGGCGACAGCCTGCGCCCTGGCCGCACCGCCACAGAAGTCAGCATCCAGTCCAATGCCGCACAGCAGCGCGTAAAGCTGATTGCTCGCATATTCGCTGAAGTGTTGGTAAAGCCTATCTTCCAAGGCATCTTGAAATTGCTCACGTCTGGCGAAATGGAGCCACTGGCGTTCAAGCTTCGTGGTCAATTCGTCCAATACGACCCGAACGAATGGCGCGACGGCTACGACATGACGATCAATGTCGGGCTTGGAACCGGCGACAAGGCACAGCAGATTTCGTTCTTCAACGGCCTGTTAGAACGGCAAATGGGGATTGCTCAGAGCCCATTCGGCCAGATCATGATTACGCCCGATAACATCTACAACACGCTTGCGAAACTGGTGGAGTTGGGCGGGCAGAAGAATGTTGGCGACTTCATCGGCGACCCGCAGGGCAAGCCATTGCCGCAGCCAGGTCCTCCGCCTCAATTGCAGATTGAGCAAATGAAGCTCCAAGCCAATCAGCAAGGCGAACAGGCCAAGTTGCAGGCGCAGGCGCAGGCCAAGCAAATGGAGATGCAGTATCAGGCGCAGGCCGACGAGATGGAGCGGCAATTGCAGGCGCAGCTTGAAATGATCCGCCAGCAAGCGCAGCAGCAGACCGACGCACAACGCCAGACGATGGAAGCGCAAATGAACCGCATGAAGCTGGAGCAGGAGGCGCAACTTGCCGCGTTGAAAGAGCAGTACGCCGAGCGCGAGCGCGAGCGCCAGATGGGCTTTCAGCGCTGGAAAGCTGAGCTGGACGCATCGGTTCGCATTGAGACTGCCAACATCACCAGCAAGAACAAATTGAGCAACCCTGCCACGGCAGCGGCAACGGACGAGATTGGCCGGGAGGTGCAGCCGTGACCATGTTGTCCGCGCCCGAGGAACACAGGAATTTCAAAGACTACGCCATGGCCTGCCAGCCTTC